ACTATCACCATTACTGTGACCTCGTATGACTCGGTACACACCCAGACCTACACGGTGAAAGTTAAGAAGTAATGATTAAAGATGAGTTTGGAAACAGACGATTCTTTGGTCTTTACCGTGGCATAGTAGCAGACACCAAGGACCCCCTAGGCAAGAACCGTCTAAGGCTAGAAGTTCCACAGGTACTACTTAGCGAAGTCACTGGCTGGGCATGGGCGCTCCATCAGGATGCTGATGTGCCTAATGTTGGTCAGGGTGTTTGGGTGCAGTTTGAGGGTGGGGACCCCTCGTACCCTGTGTGGATTAGCCCCTTTGGTGACCCAGTTCAATAAGCGTAAATCCGCTTTATCCGTCAAACTAGAACTAGAGATTTAGGAGTCCGTAATGGCAGCAGTTTACCCCGCAAGCGTGCACCCAACCATCACCCCAGTAGTGGATGGTTCGAGTTATGTGCAGGCTAATGACGTAAACCCTCTATACCTTGAAGTTGTATCTATCGAGACCGTAGTGGGTGCAACCCCTTCGGTGTCCACCACTGGTGGAGGTACTTGGTACCAGGATGGTCGTGACTTTGGCACTGTTCGTGACCGCATCACTAACACGGAAAATGGTGCTTGGATTGGTGTAAACCAGCGTGTCAAGATTAACGGCTCATCCGTTATCATCCCTGATAGCGGTCAGATTGGTCTAGGTATCAAGTCCAACGGTGTAAACAACCTGATTGAGTTCTACAACTCATCTAACACTACTGTAACTGCTGTTGGTAAGGACGGTTGGATTCTTGCGATTGATGGCGGCAGCGCCGCCTAGGAGGGCAACCGATGGGCATTTACGATTCCTTTCAATACGGAGATGGAACCCTCTACGGAAACATTTCCAAGTCAACTTATTCTGCTGACCCATTTACTGCGGTAGCCATCGGGCGAGATGTTAGTGCCGAAGTCATCGGTGGAATAGAGCACTACATCGTTCGACCTAAAGTAGCCTTAAGTTGGAGCAGGGTCACAGGTAACATTTTAGGTATTCGCATTGTGCGAAATCAAGAAGCCTATTCTGAGTATGAAGAAGATGGCTACATCATCTACGAAAGTTTTGACCCAGCAGCCAGCGTCACTTCGGTCTATGACCAGTACGGCACAGAACCCCTAGTTGAAGGCAAGTACGCCTACTACACTGTTTGGATTCTTAGAACTGATGGTACAGCATGGACTCCTGCGTCTACTGCTTGGTGTCTAGTGCCTAAGGCGCACGGTGTAGTGACCCCTGATGGTCGCCACATCAAGTCTTCTGCTCGCAAGTTTGTCGAGATTTTCCCTAAGGTGTTCAGCACTCAGCAGCAGAGTTACTTGGACGAGGTAGATGAGACCTCCGACTTCTTCCAGTTCTTTTCTGGGTTCTCCTATTCCCTAGACGAGACGCTGACCTATGCCGACTTATTGGTGCCTAACCCTAGTGGTGCAAACATCAACCCAAATATGATTGACATGCAGTTGGCTCAACTAGGTATGCCTAAGGAACCTATTCTCAGTATGCGCCGTAAGAAGGCGTTGATTCGTAATGCTATTGATATCCATAAGACTAGAGGGACTTTCGTTGGTCTGGGCACTTTTCTTAGGAGCCTGACTGGTTTCAATCTAGATAGCACTCAATCTATCAATGCTCTTCTGTGCCCACAAGATAGCACCTTCTACAACTCGACTGGTTCATGGGAGGTTACTGGTGCGGGTACGCTGACTGCTAGTACAGATGTTACTCCTGAGCAAAATGAGATGCTATCGATTGACCGTGAATGGGCGGGCAAACTAGTGACTACCGACGTTAATGTCTCGCTATCGTTGGGGGCATCTAGCGACATCAACCTCCGTATCCCTGTAGTAGCAAACTCTGGCTATGCCTACTTGTTCTATGTAAAGGGAGATACCAGCGACATTGATTTTGCGGTAACTTGGTACGACATTACGGGCTCAGTTATCAGCACTACTGATGGAACTACTGATACTGTAACTAGTTCTTGGAACAAGTTGAGCGTAGTGGATGTGTCGCCAACAAATGCTTATTGGGCATCAATCTCAATAACGTTTGCGTCAGCAGGAACTTACTATGTTGACATGGTTTCTTTGCAGCAGGTTACTAATGACTCTCAACTTGAGTATCATGAAGCCCGTGGCGTGGAGATGATAATCTCTCCTACGAAGATTAACTACATCGAGAATCCGTCATTCAATAACACGACTGACATGGATGACACCGACTGGGTATGGTCTGGAGTAGCCAGCGGTGGAGTTGACTACGGGGCTTCGACAACTGCCCCTGGAATCTTTGACGGCTCTCACATGCTCAAGTTAACTACTGATGGAGTAAATCCCTTCTCCTTGAGCACTCACTCGGGAATCGATGTTCCTACAGACTCTTTCTACACGTTCTCTATCTACGCATCTACTGTTAGTGGGGTAGAAAATCTATCCCTAACATTGTCTGTTTATGATGAGTTTGACGAGTTGCTTACGGATGATTTTGGTAATCCATACTCTAACACCAGCGTAATCAACGGCGGGGTTACTAGCACGTGGGGAAGATACCAGGTGTCAGTGTATGTCCCGAAGACCTTCCAGAACGTCTATCTAAAGGTCGAGGTGTCTACTGGAGATGCTGATTCTAATGGAAACGTCCTGTGCTTTGATGCTGCCCAACTAGAGCAGGGCTACACTGCTACGGACTACTTCGATGGAACTTACGCTTCTCAGGGAGCATATTGGACTGGAGACCCTAACGACTCTGTGTCGGTCCTATTCCGTAACAAGTCCGTAAAGATGGACCGCCTCATTGCGGAGATTAGCCCATTCTTGCCGTTAAACACCCCTTGGTCTGTGGTCAGCGGCGTTCCTGGAGCCTACGTATTGGAAGCGTCAGACTATTCATCGTAAGATGTTCTTATGAACATTCTGATTGAAGTACTTGTTGCTGGTTTGGCTGTTGGCTATGTGGTCGAGTTCGTCTCGTCCTTATTGGCTCGATGGGTTCCCGCCAAGATTATTAAGTTATTTATTACTATCCCCCTTAGCGTCGTCGCCTTGATGATACTCGGTATGAGCGGCACCATTATTTTTGTTACTGCGCCTGCTTCGTCTTTTGTTGCGCTTGTGATAATGTTGTGGGCTGCTAAGCCTGTTGAAGTTACGCAGGTTGTTAATAGGAGGTAGTGTCGTGGACGATTTGGTCCTTTTGGATTTGACACCTACTGAACTCCGTGTGTTTTTGGCGCTTCGTCATGACGTTGACCGTTGGGGTGAGTCTCGTGCATCTATGGAGATGTTGGGCGAGTTGACTGGTTATGGTCGTACTACTTTGTCGAAGGCTGTTGCGGGTTTGGTGCGTCGTGATTTGATTCGTGTGCATCGTAAGAAGCGTGATTTTGGTCGGTTGTCGTGGAATGTTTACACGGTTGTACCATGTTCACCAGAGCGAACAAGGTTGGTGATTGAGCCGAAGTCACCACGTTCACGAGAGCGAACATCCACACGTGTCTTAAATAAGTCTTTAGAAGTTAAGTTAACTAAAACTATTAATACTGAAGTGGCTGCGCCACGTTTGGAGGAGAGCATGAATCGTTGGCAGGATGATGACGATTTGCCTGGGGTTGGATTGTTGGATGCTGTTTCGGAATCTGACAAGTCGAAGCCTTTGTCGAAGAAGAGTGCTAAGAATCGTAGTGAGCGTCCTCAGGCTGAGTGGACTGCGAATGATGTTGCTGTAGAGTTTTCGTTTCGTGTGTATGCTCGGATGCCGCAGGTTCCTCGAACTATTGATACGAATACGTTGCGTATGCGTTTGTCTGTGAATCGTAAGAAGTATGGGCAGACTGCGGCTCAGGAGATGGCGGCGATGGATAAGTTTTTCGCTGATGAGCGTAACTATCGCCGTGTTGAGCAGAATCCTGCTAAGGCGCATTTTGAGATTTTGCAGGCGATTGCTACGTACATTCGTGAGACTACTTCGCCTGTGGTTGCGGTTCCTGTTGACATCACTGTGGCGATGGATTACATTGAAGCATCTGATGGCAGAAAGTTTGAGAACAACATGCCAGGGCGTGCTGCGTTGAAGCGGTACGAAGATAAGTTAAAGGGCTGATTATGACTTACAACATTGCGGATTTGTCTCCGTTGAAGCGTGACTGGATTTTCCGTAACTCGAATATTCCTCGTCGCTTCATGGGCTTGGAGCCTGCGGATATCGTGGAGCGTACTGGCAAGTTTCCTCAGATGGTTGAGGATTGGCTGGAGACTGTCTATGAGGGCAAGGTTATCCGCAACATTGGCGACTTGGGCACTACTGGTGTTGGGTTGTTGTTTGATGGTGAGCCTGGTTTGGGTAAGACCACTCATGCTGTGGTTGCTTTGATGGAACTGATTCGCCACCTTCCAGATGACCCGAAGGTTGCTCAGCGCATTTTGGGTGTTACTCCTGAGCAGTATGGTCGTAGCCTGCGCCCAATCTACTACATGACTTATCCTGAGTTCTTGTCTCGCAAGAAGGCACAGTTTGATGCTGACCCTGAGTCGAAGCGTCAAATGTTCTTGGAGATGGAGGGCTTCCATGGTCGCTCGAAGGAGGACACGCTGAATGTGCGTGCTCTTGTTTTGGATGACTTGGGCAAGGAGTACAACACTACCTACAATGATTCGTCGTTCGATGAGATTTTGAGGGCACGCTTCGACAAGGCTTTGCCTACACTTATTACTACAAACGTAACTCGTGAGCAGTGGGCGAATCAGTATGGGGCGGCTATGGGCAGTTTCGCCCATGAAGCGTTCCATCGTGTAGTCATCCAAGGCAAGGACCTCCGTCAGGGATGAAAGGCAGAATAATGGAAATCGACTGGCGCACTATCAAACTATTTTTGAGCGAGGACTTTCTCATCTCGGAGGTTTCGATTGCCGATTCTGACTCGAAGAAGATGCGCTGCACCTGCCCACAGTTCAATCGTGGTGGTAAGTGCAAGCACACTGATTGGGTTCGTGACCGCATGAACAATGGTGGTGGAGTGTTCTCCATCACAGTTCCAGAAGACCTTGACTTCGATGACATCATTGACTTCGATAACCTCGAGCACTTCCGTGATTTCGTTATCAAGTATGGCAAGGTAGAAGTTCTCTAATGCAGGGCGGAGATATCTCTAACGAGAGTTCTCCCCGCATCATTGTGGTAGTCGATGTGATTGCCAACTCAGAGGTGGGCGAGAATAAGCGACTCTTGCGGTCGAATACTTTAGAGCGTAAAGTTCTTGGTCTGAACAACATTGCTTTATCGCACTTGTGGAACATGTCCAACAAGTATGGGCTGTCAGTTGAACTGGCAGGCTTCAGCGATGAGTTGTGGACGCAGGAACACTTGGACAGCCTGATGGCTCGTCTGGATAGTCGGGGCGGTAATCCGTTCAACTATGCACAGGTGTTCGATAACATTGATGACTTTATTGGGGAGTTGCCTTATCGGAACAATCTGAGAGGCGTAGTAGACTTGCGTGAGCGAGTCGCAAGATATGGTTCACGGGGCATTGAACTACTGAACTTGTAGTTCTATTAGGAGAAGAAGATGGCACTAGACAACGAAGAACGCTTAGTAAGCAAGGTAATCAAAGACCGTGTAATCATCCCTGTCATTGAGCAGGGCATCAAGGATGACTGGTTTGTTGATGAGGACTTGCGTCGTGTCTGGAAGTTCGTTCGTGAACACTACTCGAAGTATCGTGTAGTTCCAACGCCTGAGACGGTTAAGGACAACTTCCCGAACTTCACTATCTACAACATCGAAGAGGACTTGCAGTACCTCATCGACACTATGGTGACGTTCCAGCGCAACCGCTTGACTCGTATCGGTGTGCAAGATGTCGTGCAGAACATGGCACAGAACGACCACGAGAAGGCTCTTGCTGAGATGAGCAAGGTTGTCACTCTGGTCAACCAGCAGGGTGTCATTGGCACTACTCACGTGGACTTGACCAAGAACCCTGAGTCTCGTCTTGACGAGTACGCCAACCTGCAGAACCACACTCTGCTTGGTATTCCGACAGGCTTCGAGGCTATTGATGAGGCGACTGCTGGATTGCAGGGCGGTCAGTTGATTACTATCATCGCCCCACCTAAGACGGGTAAGTCGCAGATTGCTTTGCAGACTGCCATCAACGTGCACGCTTCTGGCAAGGTGCCAATGTTCCAGTCCTTTGAGATGAACAACCACGAGCAGACTCAGCGCCATGACGCTATGCGTGCTCACCTTTCCGCTAAGAACCTGCGCCTAGGTAAGTTGACTCCTGACGAGTTGTCCCGATACCAAGACCTGATTGAAGACATGGAGACGGAGCACTCGTTCCATTTGGTAGATGCGATGGGTGGTTTGACGATTGACGCTCTGGTCGCTAAGGCAGAGCAGTTGAACCCTGACATTCTGTTCATCGATGGTGTATACCTGATGCTAGACCAGGTGACTGGCGAGGCTAACACTCCGCAGGCGCTAACCAACATTACTCGTGGACTGAAGCGTGTCGCCCAGAAGTTCAACATCCCTGTAGTCATCACCACGCAGACCCTGCTATGGAAGATGCGAGGCGGCAAGGTTTCCGCTGACTCTATCGGTTACTCGTCCTCGTTCTTCCAAGACTCCGACGTTATCCTAGGTTTGGAGCCAGTAGAGGAAGACGACAGCGTTCGTCTGCTAAAGATTGTCCAGTCCCGTAATGCTCCACCATCGGAGACCTCCATCACTTGGAACTGGGAGACTGGCTGCTTCCATGACGAAGACAAGCAGAAGTCCTGCAAGTTCTGCACCCCTTGGAACGCTTATGTATGATGTTGAAGCCGCCCTACAAGGGCTAGGTATCGATTACACGGTCAATGGTCGTGAGGCGCAGTCACTATGCCCGATGCACTACAAACGCACCAACAAGTACGACAACTCTCCGTCATGGTGGATTAACCTCGACACTGGCGTACACATGTGCTTCTCGTGCCACTACAAGGGCAACCTGCTGCACCTGACCTGCGATGTCAAAGAGTTGTACATCACCGCTTGGGGTTCAGACCTACAGGACTACGACTACCAAGCAGCACGTCTATGGCTTGCCTCTATTGCTGAAGTATCCATCGAGCAGTTGGCTGAGCAGATGGCAAGCCTGCCATCGTACATCCACGCTCTGCCAAAGCCACTGGAGATGTCGGAGGCTCGCCTAGCAGTGTTCGACACTCCGCCAGCAGAGCAGTTGGCTAAGCGTAATCTTTCGGAGAAGTCTGCCATGACTTACGGAGTGCTGTGGGACTCGAAGGAAAGCCGCTGGATTCTGCCGTTGCGTGAACCACACTTCAACACCCTGTATGGCTGGCAGGAAAAGGGTATCGGTGCAGACCGCTACTTCCGTAATCGCCCTGCTGGTCTGCAGAAGTCAAAGACTTTATTTGGAATAGGAAATCAGAATGAATCGCTTGTCATTGTCGTTGAGTCTCCTCTTGACTGTCTGCGTCTTGATAGCGTGGGCTACAGCGGTGCGGTAGCAATCTGTGGCTCCTCCATTAGCGAGGACCAAGTGAAGTTGCTCCGCTACTCCAAGAAGATTATCTTCGCTCTGGACAACGATGCAGCAGGCTACAAGGGCTCCAAAGAAATGTTGACCTGGGGACGCAAATACGGTTTAAATCTTTTCTACTTCAACTATGGTGGTAGTGGTAAGAAAGACCCTGGCGACATGACCTCCGAAGAGATTCGCTGGGGCATCGAGAACGCCCAATCAGCACTATTTGGAGAAGCCGCTTATGTTCAAAGGAACCCTGAAACCATATCAGGTTGAAGCAGTCTCCAAGATGGCTGAACGAGGCAAAGTCCTCGTAGCCTACGAGATGGGTCTAGGCAAAACCCCTATGACCATCGCTACCATTGAGCAACTTAGAGATGAAGGCAACATCACCAAGCCAGTGCTCGTGCTGTGTCTGGCATCGTTGAAGTATCAATGGAAAAAAGAAGTTGAGAAGTTCAGCACCAGCAGTGCTCTAGTTATCGATGGCACACCTAAGCAACGCCACGCTCAATACGATGAGATAGATGGCGAAGGCTACGTCATCATGAACTATGAGCAGGTAGTCAACGACTGGGACCTCATCAAGGTCATGGATTTCGCTGCAATCATTTGCGACGAAGCCACCGCCATCAAAGGCTTTAGAGCCAAGCGGGCGAAGAAGGTCAAGGAACTCGCCAAGAAGATTCCGTATAGATATGCCTTGACAGGTACGCCGATTGAGAATGGTAGACCTGAAGAAATCTTCTCCATCATGCAGTTCGTTAACCCGAACATCCTAGGTAGATTCGACTTGTTCGACAAGACGTTCATCGTTCGCAACTACTTCGGTGGCGTAGATAGATACAGAAACTTGCCCGTACTCCACAAGACCCTCGCTGACCATTCGGTGCGTAAGTCGCAGAAGGATGAGGACGTTAAACCTTATCTACCTGACGCTGTGTATCGTGAGCCTGTACTAGTCAAACTAGATAAAGCATCCCAGCAGGTTTACAACTACATCGCTAAAGACCTCTTCGACCTGTTGCAAGAAGCCAAGGAGTCGTTCGGCGCTAACTTCAACCTTGCCGCACACTATGGGCAAGCATATGATGCTAGTGACCCAGCCAATCAACTACGTGGCGAGGTAATGTCTAGAGTTTCGGCACTACGTATGTTGTGCTCTAACCCCGCACTTCTCGTACAGTCTGCGGCAGAGTTTGAGAACCATACGGGCAAAGGCAGTGCTTATATACATTCTCTAGGAGATATTCTCCATAGCATCTCCAAGACACCCAAACTTGACGCTACATTGTCCTACCTTATGGAGCATCTAGACATTGATGATAACTATAAAGCCGTAGTGTTCGCCTCGTACCTAGGGTCTGTGGATGAGATTGTGCAGAAACTAAACGCTAAGGGTTATGGAGCCGTAGCGTACACAGGGGAGATGAACGCCACAAAGAAGGAAGATGCAAAGGTCAAGTTCCAGACCCGTTCCCACATTAGAGTTCTAGTTAGTTCTGATGCGGGCGGGTATGGCGTAGACCTTCCGCAAGCAAACTTGCTCATCAACTTTGACCAACCTTGGTCCTCGGGTCTTGCAGTTCAGAGAAATGGGCGTATCATTAGAGCATCATCTGAATGGGGCACAGTCACTATTCAGGACTTCCTCATCAAAGATTCGATTGAACAGCGTCAATATGAGATGCTGAAGCAAAAGAAGTCGGTGGCTAATGCTGTACTTGATGGCGAGGGAATCAATGCCCAAGGTGGCGTTGACCTAACAGTAGGCTCACTACTAAACTTCATAACTACCAAACTTATTTAGAGAAGGCATCATGGCAAAAGGTAAGGGCGGCGCACCAGCGCCAGCGAAGTCCACTTCAGAGCGCAAGAACGGCAAAGCGTCCAAGAAGCGTCCTAAGGTATTTGACAACGCAAAAGGTCGCCTAGTAACATCTAAGTAATCGCCAAGGAGGGCATCATGGCAAACGTTATTCCAGAGGACACTAGTTACTCTGACCCAAATGATTTCAACACTCAGGTTCGTGAGTATGTTCGTCTCAAGGAGAGCATCTCGCACATGGAGACTCGCTCCAAGGAACTTCGTGACGTAATCTTCGCTGCTATTGACAACGAAGGTCAGGAAGAATCTAGCGGTAGCATCTCGCTGTACCTAGACGCAGAAGTAGATGGCGTAGTCCGTCTCGAGAAGCAGCGTCGTGCCACTCGTAAGATTAACGAGCAGGTCGCTGAAGAAATCATCGAGCAGGAGAATCTGGGCGATGAGGTCTACGAGATGAAGCGTGTCATCAACGAAGACGCTTTGATGGCGTGCCTGTACGAGGGCAAGATTACGGAAGACCAGTTGGACGCTATGTTCCCTGCCACCGTAACTTGGGCTCTTCGCACCCTTAAGAAGTAATCATGCCTGGTATGCGGTCCGAGAAGGACATCCTTCAAGCCTTTGAGGGGCTAGACCGTGCGCCTGGCTCCAAGCAAAAGCGCCGTGAGGTAACTGAGGTTGCCCAGAAGCGTAAAGCCAAAATCTTAGGAGAGACTAACGGCTGGGATGCAAATCCCATCGTGAAAACTCTTCAAGGGCGGGAGGTTGACGTTTTCACTATTAGTGCATTAGCATTAGCACTAGAGAAGCAAATCGTCACCATTCGTCTATGGGAGAAGAAGGGATACATCCCAACCGCTCCCTACCGTTTGCGTTCCAAACAACTTAATGGTAAGAAGGTATTAGGTAATCGTGTTTACACACGCCTCCTAATCGAGATTGCCATTGAAGAGTTTGACCGACGTGGACTTCTCGACTCTGCTCGTGTAGAGTGGAAACACCACGAGGACTTAACAGAGGCGCTAGTTCGCCGCTGGAGAGAAGCCGTGGATTCTGGGCAGTAATGCCTGTGTCCGATACAAGTACAAGAAAGCAAGTGATACACATGGTCTCAGAGCCTAGTGTGAACGCCAGCAACTACTTTGCTGACGAAGACGAGTTCCTGCCTGCAAAGCATGGAACAACCGTTCAGAGCGGATGGGATGCTGCTGCAGCATACCTGAAGCCTAAGAAGGAAGCAGGGGCTTACCCTACTAACTTCAAGTTGACTGAGAAGCCTCAGTTGATTCGTTTCATGGATGACGCACCATTCTACGTCTACCAGGAGCACTGGATTAACCGCACCGAGGGCAAGCGTTCGTTTGTCTGCCTCGGAGCCGAGTGCCCTCTCTGCACCATTGCAGGAGACCACCCTCGCCCACGTTTCGTGTTCAACGTCCTCGTCCTGACTGACGAAGAGCCAAACGTTCAGATTCTTACCGCTACCCCTACGCTTGCTCGTACGCTTCAGGCAAAGCACGAAGACCCACGTCTTGGTCCTCTGTCGAAGTACTACTGGGCAATCAGCCGTCAGGGCACTGCCACCACTACCCAGTATGTTCTGGACCGTGTGAAGGCTGTTGACCTGGCTGCAGAGTGGGACCTCGATGTTGAGGTTGCTGAGAACTTCCTGTCCTCGGCTACTCGCTACGACCAGTCAGCAGTTTACATCAGCCCCCAAGAGGAACTGCTGAAACTGGCTCGCCAGTTGGTTTCCTAACCACCCGCTGGCAGGGGAGAACCAAAAAAGTCCTTTCATCATTGTCGCTTTTTTGGTTCTCCCCTTCTTTCATTTTCATTAAGGGCTGAAATGAACATCATCACCACACTAGAACAACTCCAAGAGTTCGTAGAGTTCTACTCGAAGGTTGACGCTTTCGCATGGGACACCGAAACTATTGGTGAAATGCGCTTGTATCCAGTAGTCAATGACGTCTGCTGGATTTCTTTTGCGACCGAGGGTCGCACCGATGTTATCCCGATGGGTCACCCCAACGGGGAACTTGATGGCTACGACAAGCCACTGCTCATTGAAGGTCAGCGCCGTCTAGCCGCTGGCAAAGAGATTAACGACTCCCACTACAGCAAGGACCAGCGTAAGTGGGTCGCTAAGTTCAGTGAAGCACCATCCCAACTCACCCCACGTCAGGTGTTCGATGCTATCGAGCCTCTGATGTTTGGCGACAAGTTGAAGATTGCTCACAACGCCAAGTTCGACCTGAAGTCTGTAGCCAAGTACTACAAGGGACGAGTACCAAGCAAGCCTTACTTCGACACCCTCACTGCATCCTTCGTCATCAACAGCCTCAATGGCAAGACGGGGCTAGGTCTTAAGGACTGCGTTAAGCGTGAACTAGGTATCGACATGGCGAAGGGTATCGGAGAGAACGTTGCCCTCCACGCTTTCAGCGATGTAGCCAACTACTCAGGCATTGACGCCGAGTTGACTTGGAAGTTGTACAAGGCGCTAGCCCCTAAGATGCAGGGAAACCTCCGTAAGGTCTGGCGTCTAGAGATGGATGTTCTCTCAGCACTCTGCGACATGGAGTTGACTGGCGCATACATCGACACTGAGATGCTGGACAATCTTGCAGAGACCATCGCAGTTGACAAGGAGAACGCCAAAGCCAAGGCGTTCAAGGCTGCAGGAGAAGCGTTCGCAATCAACTCGGTAGCAGAGAAGCAGCGTCTGCTGTTCACCCCTATCGACGGCAAGAAGCCTCGCATCACTCCACGAGTCAAAATCAACAACAACATCAACAAGGCTGTACTCACCGAGAAGGGTGTAGAGGCTGCTCGTGCTGGCGTAGAACTGCTGCCTAGCCACTACTCGACTGGCGCTGAAGCCCTAGAGTTCTATCGTGGTCAGGATGACCTAGTGGATGCTCTGTTGGAGTACGCTGACTTGAACAAGTTGCTCACCACTTACGTGACCCCTTACAAGGGTGGCACGATTGAGCGTGAGACCAATGGCAAGAAGACTTTGATTGAGAAGAAGTCGCTGCTCATCAACGGTCGCATCCACACCAACTTCAAGGCTCATGGAGCCGAGACTGGTCGTTTCTCCTCTAGCGAGCCGAACCTCCAGAACATCCCATCGTCAGGCGAGTACGGCAAACTGATTCGTAATCTGTTCGTTGCTCCTCCAGGGCACAAGTTGATTGTGGCTGACTACTCGCAGATTGAGCCACGAGTCATTGCCTCGCTATCGCAGGACCCGATTCTAGTAAAGAACTACTTGACTGGCGGAGACATCTACACCACCATCGGTGACACCATGGGCGTAGACCGCAAGGCAGGTAAGGTGCTGGTTCTCGCTATCTCGTATGGTGTGGGACCTGACAAGATTGCCCAGTCCATTGGCTGTACTGTTAAGGACGCCAAGGAACTCCTTGCCCGATTCGAGAAGCAGTTCTCCTCCATCGAGAAGTACAAGGCTAAGGTTGTACGACAAGCCAAGCAGTCAGGAACTCTGCCTTTCGTTGAGACCCTGTTCGGTCGCCGCAGGTACATCCCAGGACTCCTGAGCCAAGACCGTGGCGAACTTGCTCGTGCAGAGCGTCAGGCGTTCAACACCGTGATTCAGGGCAGCGCCGCAGACATCATGAAGTTGGCTATCGTGCGTGCCCACTCTTGCTTTTTAGATGAGAATGACATTAATGTTATTCTTACGGTACATGACGAACTTGTGACCATCACGCCTGAAGATAAGGCTGAGGAGACAGCCGAAGTTATCCGTAAGTCCATGGAGGGCATCCAACTTAAGGAGATTACTGTGCCACTAAAGGCAGAGGTGTACATTGTAGACAAGTGGGGAGAGGCGAAGTGATGTCTTTGTTCAAAAGGAAAAAGCCTAAGTTTACTGAGTTGACCACCATCAAAGACTTGAAGTCTAAGATTCGTGAGTTCGTTCTCGACTCTCAGATTTCAAATGCACATGAGATTTGCGACAATCTTGGCTGCATCCCCATCAGCGACGAAGTTGCGGAGAAGGAAGAAGAAGAGAGCGACAAGCGAGTTGACCGAATCAACTTCCTAGTTCCTCTCCTTTACGGATACGCCACCCTGTTCTCGGAGGCGTTCATTGACGAAGCCTCCGTAACCCATGACGGCATCCCAGAAGAACTCTCGAAAGTAATAGCAAGTATTACGGATGTTACTAAGCACGTCCTAGAGGATGCCATGGCGCATTTCCTTGTCGGAGCAGTGTCACAGTTAGTTGACCTAGAGTTCCTTCAGGTTAACGGAAAGGCAAAGAAGTGAGCAACGCAGACTGGTGGGCTAAGAAACTTGGCAACACCCCACAGCCTCAGGTAGGTCGCCCAGACCCTACCCCACCAATGCCACCAAGCCAGCAGCCGATGGCTCCGATGCCTTCCTTTCAGCAGGCACCGAACCCAGCGGAGAAAGCCCAGAGTGCTCGCCAGACTGCTTCGTGTCCTGACTGCGGGTCAGGCAACTACTTTGCTATTCAAAATGCGGCTCCACGTTGCTACGACTGTGGGTACCCCATTCAGCAGTCGGGGTCACGCTTCGGTGGGCTCGCTGGGGCGCACGTTGAAGGCGCTCCTAGGCAGGCAGCGCAGAACGACTCGAATGTAAGCAACTGGAATCCGCAAGGAATCATCGGACGGATTGACGGATAATGGCAGGCAAACCTTTTAGCAAGAACCTGTACGAGCGGGATGACAATGCAAAAGACCAGTTCGTAAGTTGGTTGAAGGCTAAAGGATGGGAAGCCTGGGTCAACCCTGAGAAATATGGCATCGATGTCTTAGCCGTAGACCTTAAAGGACAAGACCACAAGTTTGAAGTAGAAGTCAAACATAACTGGACAGGACCAACGTTCCAATATGAGACGCTCCACTACTCAGACCGAAAACGTAAGTTCCTAGAAGACCCAAAGCATACAGCGTTTGTGACTTTCAATCATGAGAGAACACACATCATGCTTGCCCCAGGAGTCATACTGTCGGAGTCACCGACTATTGTTAAGAATACGATTTACACCAAGGACGAGAAGTTCATTGAGATTGCAGTTTCGGACTGCGAGATTATCCAAATAGAGGAGATTGAGTAATGGGAAGAATGAAGGACCTGTACACCGAGGGTGTCACAGACCTGGACTCCTACTTCATCGGAGTTCACGAGAGCATCATCAACAATCGTGAGTATCTCGCACGCCTGCTAACTGACGCAGGTCTCCTTGAGATTCGTAATGATGTCTCAGGGTTCTGGCGAGGCGAAGAGTTCGTATCGTTCTACGATGTGTTGGAGGGTAAGTAATGTTAACTGTTGAAGCCAAGAAGGTAATGGCAGCCATCAACAAGCGGTTCGGTGAAGGAACTGTAGTGATGGGTGGAGACATCCGCAACGACCTTATCCAGCGAGCCACCACAGGCTCTACAACGCTCGATTACGTCTTGGGTGGAGGGTTTCCAGTAAACCAGTGGAACGAACTCCGTGGCGAGCCCTCGCACGGCAAGACTGCCGTTGCCCTAAAGACCATTGCTGCTAACCAAGCGATTAACCCTGAGTATGTTGCTGTCTGGGTTGCCGCAGAGCAGTGGGTTCCAGAGTACGCCGAGATGTGTGGCGTTGACCTAGATAGGACCATTGTCATTGAAACCAACATCATGGAAGAGGCTTACGACGCTGTTATTGCTTTCGCTGAATCGAAATCAGTTGACGCTATCGTTATTGACTCTCTTCCTGCCCTAATCCCATCGGCTGAAGACGACAAGAACATGGAAGAGTTCACTGTTGGTAAGGGCGCACTGCTCACCAACAAGTTCTTCCGCAAGGCTGGAGCCGCAATGAAGCGTAGCCTTACGGAGGATGAGCGTCCTATCCTTGGCATCGTCATCAACCAGTTCCGTATGAAGATTGGCGTCATGCACGGAGACCCTCGCACTACCCCAGGCGGTCAGGGCAAGGACTACGCATACTTCACCATCTCAGAGGTCAAGCGTGACGAGTACATCGATGTCGGTACTGGAGTTAACAAGACTCGTGTAGGACAGCGCATCAAGATTCAGGTCAAGAAGAACAAGACTGCCCCACCACAGCAGCCTGCATACATTGACTTCTACTTCGCACCATACAGCGTGTTCGAGGCTGGAGACTACGACACCGCTAAGGAAGTTGCTTCGCTAGCCATCATCAAGGAACTGGTTGACCGCAAGGGTGGCTGGATTAACTATGGTGAGCGCAAGTGGAACGGTGCTGAGGCATTTGCTAACTCGGTTCGTGAAGAAGTAGACTTGTTTGAAGAGTTGCGGGAAAAGGTCCTGACAACCCCTGACCGTTTCGTAGGAGCCACTGAAGACGATGAGTAACCCAGAGTTTTACCTAAATGATGACCAGTGGTCGCAGGAACTAGAGAACAAGTACGAAGAGTACATGTGGGACTGTGAAGCCTCAGTAGATGGCGAGGAGTCCGATGACTTCAAGACCCTTTCGGGCGAGCCATTCTGTGGTTGCACCACTTGCTACACTCGTGAGCAGTTGTTCTTCCTAGTGCCAAAGATTATCAAGGCTTACAAAGAAGGCAAGATTGTTCTCGCAGAAGATGAGGCAACCGATGTGGAAAAGTAAAACTCGTCTAAGGCACGAACTTGATTTTGTATCAGAAGTGTTAAAGAAGACGCAAGATAACTTGCTAGCCGCCCATGACAGAATGAGCGGAATAAAAAATGAACGTGATGAGTGGAGGAATAGGTACGAGTTGCTCCTACACACTCCAGAATACAAGGCGGATACCGAAGCAGCATTTGCTCGTGGAGAGAAGCACGCCACTGACAAGTTTCGTGCGTGGTTTCTAACTACAGCGTACAGCCTAGACAAGATTGTCCAAGAACCCAATGAAGAGTGAAGGACAAAAGCAGTCCCAGAAGCACGAGAAGCGTCTCGCTAAGGCGGTCGGAGGGCAAACTACCGCCGCTTCTGGGGCTTTCTGGTCACGTAAAGGCGATGTTCGTAACGCTGACCTGCTCATCGAGCACAAGTGGACGGGCAAACTAACCAAGACCATTAGTTCTAAAGAACTGAAGAAGATTACTAACGAAGCCATTATGGATGGACGTATGCCAGTGTTCGGCATCCACCTCGATAAGGAAGACTATGTAATCCTTTTGGAAACCGACTTCTTGGAGATGTGGCGAAATCTAAATGAGCGTTCCTGATTACAGACGAGAAGGGTGGATGAACGAGGCTAACTGTGTACAGCCAACCGCATCCCACCCTGACACTTGGTTCCCGCCACGTGACAAGGACAGATATAAACTTATTGCCGATGAAGCGAAGGCTCACTGCTTCGGAGGTAATGGTTGGGCTCCCTGCCCTGTTAGAAACCTCTGCCTATGGCAGGCAGTAGATACCGAAGAGCAACATGGTATCTGGGGGGGCTTGTCTCATAGAGAACGTAACGCTATGGTTAGGAAATGGCAGAAGATGTATAGACATAAGATGACTCTTCAAGAGTATGTCTATCAACATAAGGAGAAAGACAATGGCAACAGTAAGTAACGAGCAGTTAAAGCGATGGCTTGACGCTAAGGCAAAGCCAACTCGTGTCCTTGGGGACATCGAACGCTACCTGCTTGGTCGTCCAGCAGGCGACCGCAGCACCACTGTTCTGCACCCATCCGAAATCATTAAGCGTGATTGGTGCCGCCGAGCATCCTACTTCCTCCTTAAGGGCTACCCAAAGATGCAGCCCAACCCTGCCTTGCGTATGCAGGTCATCTTCGATGAGGGTCACGCCATCCACGCTAAGTGGCAGTCCTGGTTCCAGGGTATGGGCGTACTTCACGGCAAGTTTAAGTGTGATGTCTGTGACCAAGTTACTTGGGGCACATCCCCACAGGAGTGCGAGCACTGCTTCGCTCCACCATCAAAACTGGTTTACGCTGAGGTCACTCTGCGTGATGACGACCTTCGTATCGCTGGACACACTGACGGCTGGATTAAGGGACTGGGCAACGATGCCCTAATCGAAATCAAGTCCATCGGTCCAGGCACTATCCGTCACGAAGCCCCAAGCCTGATGGCTGACGCACAGGGTGACTTCATGAAGGCGTGGAAGAACATCAACCGCCCATTCGGTCCTCACATTCTTCAGGGTCAGATGTACCTAGAACTGATGAAGCGCATGGGACAGGTTGGCTCCGACGGCAAGCCACTAGACGAGATTGTGTTCCTTTACGAACTCAAGGCTGACCAGTCCTACAAGGAGTTCACTGTAAAGGCAGACTACGAACTTGTTCGTCACGTCTTTGATGGAGCGCAGTTGGTGATTGACGCTCTTGAGAAGGACGAAGCACCTCGTTGCAACAACAACGCTGGAGGCGATTGCCCACAGTGTGCCCCATACAAGGACGAAAAATGAGTGCACTAGATAAGTACCAGAAGATTGGTATCGTGTTCCGACGCCCAGCCCAAGACCAAGTAGAACTGCCAGAAGATATCACCACTCTGAGCAGCGAGCAGTTGGCAGAAGTATTCACTGCCCTCACCGCATGGGCAGACTACCTAGCCTCCCAGAAGGTCATGGCTGAACTCGAAGAGCGTAATGCCAAGCGCATCCTTGACCTTGAGGACAACAAGATGCTTATCAGCCGTATGGGTGCCGCAGTCAAGGGTGAGCGTATCACTCTGGTGAAAGCCCAGATTGCTGCAGATGAGAAGATTCTTGCACTCACTCAGGATTACGAAGAGAAGTATGCCTACCGCAAGTTGGTGGAGATGCTGCTCATTAACCATGAGCGTGATATCGCCCTCATCAGTCGTGAGATTACTAGACGCTCCAACGACCAGCGAGCCAACCGCAAGGATTATGGAATCTAATGGCAGGCAACAGTGATGCCCTATCTAACCGAGACATTCAGCCAGGGCATGACCAGACGTTCAAGAAGTCTGAGAAGAACTTTGTAAAAGCATTACAGATGTTGTTTCCTAGTGACGAGTGGGTCGTAGTTGACCATCCTCGAGAACTCACTAGGACCATCAACGGACGCTACGGACTAATCCCCGAAGCATCGCTCCGCAACATCGCCACCGATAAGCAAATGTACTTTGAGGTGAAGAAGCAGGGGCTGCGAGGAAATGCCGATGAGCGGGCTTGTAAGCACCATACAGCGGCTTTTCAGGCGTGGATTAATGACCTGACAGGTTTGCCCTACCATCCCTTTGTAACCGTTTTTACGGACGCTTTGGCGGTTGCTGAGCGGTACACCTCGAAGCATCCTGTGTACTTTGAAGAGGGTCATTACGTCAACTGGGTGGGTTACGACCTGATTGTATTGAAAGACTTCATGGACCAGTACGTGGTCCCGCTACTTACGGAGCAAGAATGATTATTGGTTTGTCTGGCTACGCTCGTTCGGGCAAGGACACTGTTGCCAAGTTCCTAGTAGAGGAGCATGGATTCACTAGGTTGGCGTTCGCTGACCCTATTCGTGATGCCATCAAACGTCTAGACCCGCTCATTACTTTGA